CGTCACCTCGTCAAGTATGCCGACGACAATGATGTAGTCGTCCCCGCAGTCGTAGATGAGCATATTGTTGTTGAGGTCGGACAGCTCCTCGTCGGTAACTCCAGAGATATCCACGCTGTCGTAGGCGTTGAACTGCGCGCCTATGCCGGTCGCCGCTATTTTGACATAGGTCGTCGCAATGGCAATCCACATACCGCTTGACGATGAATACTGCTTGAGCGAGTGCGGAGTCTGCGACGTATCAATCCAGTACTGCTCGTTCTTCGGATTGGACGGCTCGCTGTCCTGCGTGTAGGTTACAGTATACGGGTCGCCGGTTATCTTGCAGAGCGTGAAGGTAACAGTGCCGCTCGTTGTGAACTCCGCCTCGATGTCGCCGTAGTCGGTGAGATCCTGCGTGTTTACGTACTTTTTGTCGGGTAGGACAATGATGTACGCGCCCATAGAAATCAGACTCTTGTAACTGTCCTCAAGCGACATGTCAATCTCTGTGTCGCCGACAAATATGCTCGTGCCGTCAACATAGCAAAGTTCGTCTTTTGCGATAATGCCGTTGCAGCCGCCGCTCGACTCGGGCGTTATATAAACGCCCCTCGGCTCTCTCGGCGAAAGCAGCGGAAAATAGTCGCTCGTCAGGTTTGACATATCGTAGAACTCGCCGTCCGAAATGCGCAGATTGTGATTGTAGCCGCGGAAAGCGTCGATAAACTCGCGGCTTTGGGCGATATAATCAATACGAGGATATCGCATAATCCCTCCTAAAATCTAATGCGTCCATAATTGTTCGGTCTGTGCGTGCGGTTATAATAGTCGGCATATGCCTGCCAGCACGTGTTGTACAGCGTGATAGAAATGTTGTACCGATCAACCTCTCCGTTGGCAAGGTCTATCTGAGCTTCGAGCCATCGAATGTACATCTCGTCGTAAGGTGCTGGCACCATCAGCTCGGTGTCCTGGTCAAGGTCAGGGTCGTAATCGGTATAAAAGCCGGAATATCCCTCGTGTGTGTCTATAATGTCATTCTGCACCATGTGTTCAAGCCGGTTAATCCAATCAAACTTGGTCTTCACGCTGTAGGTGTTCGACTTCAGCTCGTCTATGGTAGCAATTAAATCCGCAATCTTCATAGTAATCCTTTCATAGTAATCCTTTCTATGACAGAACGGCGTCATACATTGTACAACGCCGTTCTACACACCGTCAGGCGTGTGCTATGCTATTATCAGTCCACAGTCATTTCGCTGACCTTGCGGTCGTAACGCTCCTGCGCGCGGACTGCGCGGTAATATTCGTCTGCTACGCACTGCTTCACGCGGGACGTCTTGCCCTTGGGCAGCAGATAATTGACGCCGTTTATACTGATAAGCAGATTCGGCTCGTCGTTTACCTGACCGCGCGGCACAAACAGGTCAACCCTGTCGTCAGCCGGAATGGTCTCGGTCTGCTCAGCAGAGGTTTCTGCCTGCATGGCAGTCAGTTCTTTTTCAGTTTTCGCCATATAATGCCTCCGTATCAGTCGCCGTTGTCTTCGTAGTTGGCTTCGTCGGTAGCACTGTAGGACGAGCAACTCATCACGCGCAGCAGACGCTCGGTGTAGAGCATGGTCGCTCCGTTGGTCTCGAACTTGTAGCCGATAGTCGAGAACTGGTTGAGCGGGCCTCCGACCTGCTCCTTA